CTTAGAGACTGCAGTCAGTTCATTACCAATGCCAGCACCATGGTTTAGACAAGAAGAGTGGTCGGGTGTACATGGAGCTCCAGGCGAAAAGAAGAAGAAAAATTCTAGAGTCTTTAATGGGTTCGACCAGTGGGAAGCTTCATTTAATGATACACATGTAGAAGAATACTTAGACGAGATAGGTAAGACCTACACAAGATATGATGATGAAGATTTGGATAATGAATTTGGTATAATCATACCTAACGAAGTCTACAGAAGAGACGTGTATAGTTGGACACTAGAAGATGTACACCCTAAGAATCCTATGAAACCAGTTAAGTTTGCATCAATACCACCAAATTATGTTCACTTCCGTAGGTTCTGGCATATCAAAACACCTAAATAAGTATATACGGAGAACAATATGTCAAATTATGAAAAGAGTGTACAAGTTTTAGAGGGCCCATGGGAAGCAAAAATATTTCCACAAGGTCGAGAGAACACAAATGTAATCTCTAGAAAAACTGTAACCACTTATATCCAAGAAGGATATCTATGTGAGGAAACTACAACAAGAGAGTATAGGGGTGACGATTATCACGACATCACTACTAACAAACGGATAACAAGAGTCCATGGCTGACATCAATAAATCCCTTCTCAATAAGAACAACTTTAGACTTCTTATTGATAGGATACCAACTGCAGAATACTTTGTCAAGAAGTGTAATATTCCAGGCGTGTCATTCTCAGAATTAGCACATGGTGCTGGGGTTGGGTTGGATGCATATTTTCCAGGCGACAAAGTTACATTTGAAAATCTATCTGTAGACTTCTTGGTGGATGAAGACCTAGAGAACTTCAAAGAAGTGTACGAATGGATGAATGCAATTGTACCAATTAAAGACCCTAAAGATTATGAGACCTATGTTGGTACCAGTAGAAATCTAATAGGAACGTCTTCGGATAAGGGAGATGCAGGCTCAGAAGTATCTGATATCACTCTTATTACAACAACAAACAAAAACATACCCAATAGATACTTTAGATTTCATGACTGCTTTCCAATCGGTCTAAGTGGATTAGAGTTTGAATCGGGTGCAGATGGTGAATCTGTGGTTGCAACTATTGAGTTTAAATTTACTTACTACGACATAGAAACCACTAGTTAGATTCACGTTTTCGTGATATAATATTATTATGACTTTAGAAGAATTGAAAGCCCAGTGGGCAGGTGACTGTGAAATAGATGACATTGAATTGGATACTGCATCCTTAGAAGTACCTAAGCTTCATGCAAAATACCAAGACTTACTTACCAATAAGATTCTAGTCCTTAAGAAATACCAAGAACAATACAACACCTTACTTAAAGATAAGTGGTTATGGTTTAATGGTAAAATGGATGACGATAGAATCAGAGAGTTAGGGTGGAACCCCGACCCTTTTGATGGTCTTAAGATTATGAAGAATGATATGAACATCTTCTTCAATGCAGATAAAGATTTACAAGAACTCAATGCAAAGATTGAGTATCTCAAAGTTACGGTAGACTTTCTCAAAGAGTGTATGCAAAATATCACTTGGAGACACCAAACGATTAGAAACACAATCGATTGGAGAAAGTTCATGGCAGGACAATAATGAATTTACAAAATTACATGTGGACATATCCGTCTCTATTAACTTCAGAGGAAGTTGAATTTATCAATGGTAAAGCTTTAGACTTCCCTCTAGAGGAAGGTGCAGTTGGTCAAGGTGGAAGGTTAGACCTAGACCCCGATGCAGAACAAGCTCATATGGAAAGAGGAAACGGTAGTGGTGGTAAAGTTGTTGATAACATAAGAGCATCAGATGTTCGTTGGTTGCATGGAGACCACCTAGAAATCTTGGGAGATGTATTCACCAAGATTACCGAAGCAGTTACCATGGGGATGAAACAGAGTGGATGGAATGTTGACATAGAACAAGTAGAACCATTTCAGCATACAACTTACCATGCACAACAAGGTGAACGAGGTGGATTCTATACATGGCATACAGATGCTGGAGATAAACCATACGAAAATAGTGGTATGATTAGAAAGTTAAGTATGTCTATTCAGCTGACAGACCCCGATGAATATGAAGGTGGTAACTTCCAGTGGATAGAAGATGTCCGTGCAAAGGACACACTTACACGTGAAGATTATACACGAGACATGAGAGATTTCTATAGACAAATTCCCAACTCATCAAAACAAAAGGGGTCATTGATATTGTTCCCTTCCTTTGTACATCATCAAGTGACTCCTGTCACTAAGGGAACTCGAACCAGTTTAGTCGGTTGGTTTATAGGATATCCATACAAATAAAATGAAAGTCATAGTATCAAAGGTGGACGAATGTTTCATGAGGGTAGACTGTGATGACGGTTTAGCCAAAGACCTTCATGACTATTTCTCTTTCACTGTACCAAACGCAAAGTTCATGCCAAGTTATAAAAACAAATGGTGGGACGGTAAAGTATATCTTTTCTCAATCAAAACACATAAGATTTATATTGGGTTACTTCCATACGTAGATGAGTTCTGCAGAGAACGAGGTTACGAGTTTGAAGGTATTCAAGATGTTATTGGTAAGAAGCAAAGAAACAACGGGCCGATATCAATAGAAGATTGGATTAGTATATTAGACCTTCCATTTGAACCAAGAGATTACCAGTTAGAAGCTTTTAAAACTGCAGTTCAATATGGTAGGCAACTATTATTATCACCCACTGCAAGTGGTAAGTCTCTAATCATTTATTTACTTGCAAGATACTATGACTCTAAGACAGTCATCATTGTACCCACCACATCATTAGTGGAACAGATGACTAAGGATTTTAAAGACTACGGATACAAAGACCCTATCTGTAAAATTTATCATGGTCAAGAAGTTTTCGATGCACCAATCACAGTTACCACATGGCAGTCATTTAGTAAAGCACCAAAGGAAGTAATGCAATCATTCGATGTTGTAATAGGAGACGAAGCTCATCTGTTTAAAGCAAATGTACTGAAAGGTATACTTGAAAAGATGAAGACTACTGCTGTACGTATTGGATGTACTGGTACACTGGACGGAACAGAAGTACACAGACTACAACTAGAAGGTTTATTCGGCCCTGTCAAAAAGGTCATAAGCACAAAGGAGTTGATGGATTCGGGAACGATTGCAAATTTAAAAATAGAATGTGTCATACTTCGTCATACTAAACAGAAAAAAATGTCATACCAAGATGAGATGGATTATCTAGTATCACATCAAGAAAGAAATCATTTCATAACTAATCTTGTGGGGTCACTGAAAGGTAATACCCTAGTACTATTTCAATACATTGAGAAACATGGACAACCACTATGGGAAATGTTCAACCCCATGGTCACACGAAGAAAGGGAACGCTCCACTATGTCAATGGTGGGACAGATGTAGAAGACCGAGAAGCAGTTAGAGAAATAGTAGAGAGAAGTAACAATAACGTCATACTAGCATCATACGGAACTTTCTCTACAGGTGTTAACATCAAACGAATAGACAATATTGTCTTCGCATCCCCAAGTAAAAGTCGAATCAGAAACCTTCAATCTATAGGTAGAGGACTTCGTAAGGCTGACGGTAAAACAGAGATGAAATTGTTTGACATATCAGATGATATGCAATGCGAAAATCATACCCTAAATCACCTCAAAGAACGTATAAATATATACAACGAAGAAAACTTTACATACGAGATAAGGCAGTTCGATTTAAAATGACAAGACCCTCAGATTTAACACCACAAAAATACGAAGTTGTAAAACTAAAAACTGGTAGTGAAGTGGTGGGTATGGTAAGAGACACAACTAAAGGTATTGAGATAACACTACCTATGATGTGTCAGTTAACCGTGCAAAATAAACTTGAAACTCTTGCAACCTTCTATCCGTATGCACCTCTTAGTGATGACCCAATCATCGTTATTCCAAATGACCAAATACTATACCGTAGTAATATGAACCAGCAGTTCGTTCCATTCTATGATGAAGCTTCATCAAGGTGGTTGGAGATGGTAGAAACACAAACCATTCCTCTAACCAATAAAAAGAACACACCCGATGATGTACGTAGAGACTATCTAACGAAAGTAATGGAGTCCCTTGTCCCCGAAGACATAGACTTAATCGATGAAGACTTCGACCTTGAAGACTTCGACCCCAATAAAACTATCCATTAGGATTTTTATTTGTCTAAATAAGTGCGTATAATTGGTGTCTATATACTATTATACAAAATTTTTATAACTTAATTAAAAGGAAAACCATGACCACAGCAACTTTGTTTGCGAAGAGCATGGTACGAAAAGCTAGAGAAGTCAAAGAGAACAAACGTGTTTGTGCAATCTGTGACACTATCGAATTTCTAGTGCTGTTAACTCTTCCATTTGCTCTACCATTCTTAGTAATTTCATTCAGTTCACCGTACTGAAATGAGTTCTAAGAAACTAAACAAGCTACGGGAACAGACAGAGATAGTATGTCTCTGTCTTGTTTTCATCGCATCCATTATAGGTTTAATTCCTAATGTCTGATATTTGGTTATTGATTAGTGGGTTGACCTTTCAACTTATAGTACTAATAGCCCTTCACCTTTATAACCCAAAATGATACATGTACCTTGGTTTCAAAAACCCGAAAACGAAAGAACTGCTTTGCAGATTGTTAACCTATCACCCAGTGAAAGTTCTATAGAAAAGTTAGTTGAGATGCATCCCATGAGACAAGTCTTTTGGGCATCGATAATTCAAATCTCTGTATTTGGATTCATGTTACTTTCATTCTATATCATTGACAAGTTTGTGTCATGATAAAGTATTCCTTTGCTGTGATTCTTCTTATGCAATGGACGTTCCTCGAACGAGAGCCTGGAGCGTTACGTGCAGTCCGAGAATTGGAACAATTCAAACGACACGTTCAGACGTTATAAATACAATTGTACATAAGAAGATAGAGTTAGTTATTACTAGCTAAGTATATCCCCCTTGGGACATATTCATTTTATCACAGTTTTTCTATTTGTACAGTGGCTTTTAAAATTTATTTTTATTAAGAAAGCCCCTTACAATACCACATAAAAAGGGTATAATGTATACATGACTAAGAAAAAAGACCCCAAAAAAGCAGAACACTACGTTAACAACAAAGAGTTTACAGCTGCAGTTGCAGAGTTTAATACTTTAGTTGCAAAGGCAGAATCTGCTGGGAAAGAACCCCCTCGAATGACTGAATACATTGGTGAGTGCATCTATAAGATTGCAACCCGATTATCCACTCGACCCAATTTCATCAACTATACTTACCGTGACGAAATGATTTGTGATGCAATCGAAAATTGCATACAATACATTGGTAACTTCAACGTTGAAAAGTCCAACAATGCATTTGCATATGTTACTCAGATTTGTTATTACGCTTTCTTAAGAAGGATACAGAAGGAAAAGAAACAAGTCTACATCAAACAAAAACAAATCATGGAATCATCTATTACTATGGATTCATTTGCAACCATCGATGGTCAACACGACCCAAGTTTATCGAACACGAATGTGGAATGGATGCAAGAGAATATGAATCGTGTAGAGTATGAACCACGTAAATCAAAAAACAAAAAGAAGAAAGCTAACAAGAACTTAGAAAACTTTACTGAATGAAGATAGCGATATTAAATGATACCCATTGTGGTGTCCGTTCAGATATGGTTGAAATGTCCAAGTATCAAGGACGTTTCTATGAAGAGATATTCTTTCCATATCTAGATGAGCATAACATCAAACAGATTATCCATATGGGTGATTACTTTGATAGACGTAAGTATGTCAACTTTGCATCGATGAAAGCAAACATCGAACACTTTGTTGAGCCTATGAATGAAAGGGGAATCAAGATGGACTTGATTCTAGGTAACCATGATACATATTATAAAAACACGAATGATGTTAACTCACCCGAGTTATTATTATACAATCAACCTAACATTACCGTTCATGCCGACCCTATTGTAAAGGAGTATGATGATTTTCCTATTGCATTAGTTCCATGGATTAATCCCGAGAACTATGCTGACATGGTAGAGTTTATGCAGACAGCTCCAGCAACACACTGTATGGGTCACTTTGAAATAGAAGGTGCATTACTATTACCTAATATGACATGTCAACATGGACTAGACATATCTTATCTTAAGAGATTCGAACAAGTCTACAGTGGTCATTTCCATCATAAATCAGAAGTAAAGAATGTAAGATACCTAGGTTCCCAAATGGAATTCACTTGGTCTGATTACAATGATAAAAAGTATTTTCATATTTTTGATACAGAGACAAAAGAGATTACCCCAGTTCACAATCCTCTCACTATGTTTGAGAAAGGATATTATGACGATGGTAAGATAAAAGATTTTGATGAGTTACAAAACATGGACTACTCAAAATTCGACGGCAAGTTTGTAAAAATTATTGTTGTTAACAAAGACAATCCGTATTGGTTTGATTCATTCCTTGATAAAGTACATGCATCTAATCCTTTACACGTTGCAGTTGTTGATGATAATAAACACATGGACTTCTTTGATGATGATGAAATCGAAGGAGTAGATGATACCCTAACCATATTATCCAAGTATGTTGATGGGTTGGAGATACAAGGTAAGAAAGAGAAGCTCGATGAGATAATGAAGAGCTTATATAATGAAGCATTGGATGAACATACTTACTTATGATAAATTTCAAAAAGGTGAGATGGAAGAATTTACTTTCATCGGGAAATAAATTTACTGAAATACAATTAGACGGACATCAAACCACCCTTATTCTTGGTGACAATGGTGCTGGTAAATCCACACTATTAGATGCATTGTGTTTCGGATTATACGGACGTGGATTTCGGAATCTAAAAAAAGAACTTCTTATTAATAGTATTAATGAGAAAGCTTTGGTAGTAGAAATAGAGTTCTCTATTGGTAAGAAAAGTTATAAAATTATCCGTGGCGCAAAACCAAACATCTTTGAATTGTATGTTGACGATATCCTAGTCAATCAAGATGCAACAGTGAGAGACTACCAAGACCATCTAGAGAAACATATACTTAAGATGTCTTATCGTTCATTTACACAGGTTGCAATATTGGGTTCTGCAAACTTCACACCTTTCATGCAACTCAGAGCAAAGGATAGAAGGAAGTTGGTAGAAGACTTACTGGATATCAACATTTTCACAACCATGATGCAACTTTTAAGAAAGAAGAAAGCTGCACATCAAATCGATTTGAAAGATACTCAACATCAAGTAGAGATTCTAGAAGAAAGACTCAATGGTCTGAACGAACAAGTCAAAGTCATGACAGAAAATCGAATGGCAAAGATTACACAGTTCGAAAAGAATGTAATAGACACCAACATTAATATAGGTGAGCTAATGGATGTTATAGATACTAACAGTCAAGAGATTGATAAGATTCAATTAACAATTTCAGACAAGGATTCTATTTCTAAAAAGTTGAAAGACTTACAAGAAATGGAGAAACAACTTGAAACTGCAAGAAAGAAAGCACTTAAGGAAGTCGAATTCTATGAAGAGAATGATGAATGTCCAACATGTAAGCAAGGTTTAGATGAGGAACATAAGAAGGAACACCTCGAATCAAAGACTAAGAAGGCAACGGAGATTGCACATGCACTCCAACAAATTGAAGATGGAGTTACCGATGCATCAAAACGAATATCAGAAATCGGAGACATCCAATACGACATCGACAATATCCAGCGACAAATAGGATTACACCAAACCGAAATCCTATCCAATCAAAAATACATACAAAAAATTAACGGTGAAATCGAAGCACTAAAAATCGAATCCGATGGTGGTACAGATGTACATGAAAGAATAACCAAAGGTGAAGATGAGTTAGATGTTCTACACACTAAACACAAATCTTTAATAGACAAGACTCACTACTATGAGATTGCAACAATGCTTCTCAGAGACCAAGGTGTGAAGGAAAAGATTATTAAACAGTACGTTCCTATCATGAACAAGCTTATCAATAAGTACCTTGCACAATTAGAGTTCTATGTTGGATTTGAATTAGATGAATCCTTTGATGAAACAATCAAGTCAAGATTCAGAGACGTATTCAAATACGAAAACTTTTCACAAGGTGAGAAGATGAGAATCGACCTTGCACTACTATTCACATGGAGAAGTGTTGCAAGAATGAAGAACTCAGTAAACACCAACCTACTCATCCTAGACGAAGTCTTTGACTCATCTTTAGATGTTGCTGGTACAGATGAATTTTTAAAGCTGTTAAACACCTTGACAGATGGAGTAAATGCATTTATTATTAGTCATAAGGGCGATACATTATATGATAAGTTCAGTAATGTATTGAGATTTGAGAAGTATAAAAACTTCTCTAGACTGGCAGATTAGGATAAATAGTATTATGAAAACTTTCTCAGAACTACTCGACCCAAAACTAGAAGATATCAAACTAGATATCCCTTCATTAAATGAAGCACTAGAAGTTAAAGACTTGCCTTCAGAAGTAATCGATGGTTTAACAATTGAGAAACATAAGAAATCTAATAGTAAGACTACAGTTTTTGTTGTCAAGACACAAGACAGAGACGGTGATAGAGACGAGGTAGAAAAGAAGTTAAGGAATGCAGATATCACTGCAGAGGTGAAGGGAAGTTCCCTATCAAGTTTTGACCCTATCTTCATCCCATCATTGAATGGAGACCGTGCAATCATCATGTTTAAACCCAAGAGTGGTGGCATGAATGAGACAACACTAAACTCAAGTATCACAGAGTTGTTCCCTTGTATTGCATGGGAGAAAGGCTACAAACCTAGTTCAGTTTCATCATTCTATGAGTGGATACTTGAACAGAATGTAGATAAGTTAAAGTGTGTTGGTAGTTCAGACAAACAAGCTGCAAAAGACTTCATTGCACAGGCAGAAGACTCATCTAAGTTTCAAGAGAAAGTAGAGAATGCAATAGGTATTACAAAGTATATCTATGATGAAATGAAAGCGAAGTCAATCAAGAATGTTTTTTGGGGATACCGTGCAAAACCAGCTGGTGTTCCATCCAAACATCCAGGCGACATCTTCCTTCAGTTTACGGATGGTGCAATCTTAGGAACCTCTCTCAAAGCAGGTGGTAAGAAAACTTCTGAACCTAAACTCAACACATATGTTAACCCAATCTTTCAAGCATTTAAAGAAGGAAGCAATGTACCTAAGTTATCTCAGAAGTTACATAAAGAAGTATACTCTAAGATTGAGGGTATGCCTTCTGCAAAAACATATGACAGTAAAGATAGAAAGATTACCCAACAAGTCCTAAAGGATTTTGATAAGAATAATAATGGTAAGTACGAACAGTACTATAACGAACACTTAGAGATAGTCAGGCAAGCACTGATAGACCTATTCAATAAGAATGGTAAACAGGGTGGGAAAGCATTCGACTATATAAAGAAAGAGATTTTACGTGAAGCCCCAGGCGTACCAACTAAAGTAATTAAGGGTATCGGTTCCACGTATGAACAGGTTACAGATGATGATGAACTCGGAGTATTTTTACCAGTAGTTAAGTTCATCAAAGCAGAAGCTTCAAAGTCATCAAAACAGAATTGGTTCCTACACCTTGCATCGAAAGATACAACGTACACCATGCAGATGTCAGTGAGAACTAACAAGGCAGGACATGCTGGACTTAAGAAACTCGGACAATTTTATAACCTTGCCGTAAAATATAACGGACTACTAAAGAAATAATTATGTACCAATTGATAGAAGAAGCCTCAAAGGTGTTAAGAACACCACCCCTCGTATTTGATTTCGAAAATCGTACCGATGCTGAAGAGATTGAAAAATCTTTAACAGAAGCAATGGAAAAGTTTGGTGGAATCGGTCTAAGTGCAAACCAAGTAGGATTGGATGCAAGAGTTTTTGTAATGAAATCTCAAGACCAAGGGATAGTTGCATTTTTTAATCCCGAAATAACAAAGGTATCACAAGAGACCGACTTGATGAAAGAAGGATGCTTATCGTTTCCCGATATATACCTTATGATAAAACGTGCAAAGTTGATTGAGTTGAAGTATCAGAACGCACAAGGTGAAGATAAAGTGGTCAGTCTAGAAGGTCTTGCCTCTAGATGTGTCCAACATGAAGTTGACCATCTAAATGGTATCATCTTCCTACAACGTGCATCTAAATTGAAGTTAGATAGAGCATTGAAGTCACGTCCCAAAGAACGTGCAAAGAGAATAGAATATGAAAAACGACAAGCATTTGCAAAGTACATCCAAAACAGTGCTGCAGCCAATAGTGATTCCCAACCTTCTGAGTCAGAAGGACAGTCTGAATCTGATAAACTATCATCTACAGCATAAACATTTAAGAACAGTTGGTGACGGTTCTGATTATCGTGCTATAGACTTTTGTCACATAAAGACTCCATGGGTTCGTGATATCTTTAGACGTTCTGCACAGGTCTGTACATCCCACATCTTTAAAGAAACAGGACAACATTTCTATCCCGAAATGTTAGCACTCAATGAATGGGACATAGGTGGGGTTCAGAACCCACACTTTGATACCTATTCCAACTCAGAAATCAATGAGAATGCTGTTCCCGAAGAGGGAAACTCTAGGGAATGGACGTGTATTCTGTATCTAAATGACAATTATAACGGTGGACAGACCTATTTTCCACCCAGTGAGACCTTCCCAGTTGGCCATGAGCATCCCCCACAGGCCGGTGAGGGACTTCTTTTTCAAGGACTATACCTTGAACATGGGGTTTATCCAGTAAGAAGAGGCCCAAGACACACCATATCCATGTGGTTTACAGACATCGAAGATAAGATTATCATCGATACACCCATCAATCTAGACCAAAACCAACACCAAATCCAAAGAGAAAACTCCTACATCCCCCGCTAATCGTGCCTTGACAATGCCCTAAGCTTTTTGATATACTATGTGTATATTATGAAAAAGGATGAGGGATGAAGTACCTAAAAGAGATTACGGACTGGACTGAGTCGAAGTCTACAGTTCCAAACCATACTTACATAGTCAACGATGCTGGACAACTAGTTGGATACATCAAGACTGGAACCAAAGAAGAAATCATCTTCAAATCTCCAATGAAACAATTCTCTAAATCAAGGAGAAAATTTATTACGCTCTAGGCCTTGACAATGCCATGCAGCTAATGATAGCATATACTTATGACTGAGACAAAAAGAAACCAAAAAGACCAACTTGCCAAACTAATGGCAACCGAGAACATTACTATTGTTCATAAACCAATACCAACTGCATACTTCGATGTAAAGAATAGGATACTTGCTTGTCCTACTTTCAAAGATGATATCAGTGACGAACTTTATGACTTGTTCATGGGTCACGAAGTTGGACATGCATTGAATACACCTTACGAGGGACTTCATAATGCATTGACTAAAAACAAAACACTCAAAGGATATCTCAACGTTGTTGAAGATGTCAGAATTGAGAAAGCAATCAAAAACAAATTCCAAGGATTGAGAAAATCTTTCTACACTGCATACAATGAGTTGATGGAAAAAGATTTCTTTGGTCTTAAAGGTAAAGACTTAAACACACTTTCTTGTATTGATAAAATCAACTTGATTACTAAGTGTGGTTCTAGGGTTCAAATTGAGTTGACCGACCAAGAGCAGAAGTTCTTGGACATGGCAGAAGCCTGTGTCACTTGGGAAGACGTTGAAGTTTGTGCTGAAGAAATTTACAACTGGTCAAAAGAAAATGAGACTAGGGATGAGAGTGACGAAGCAATCGTTCCTAAAATGTTTCAACTTGATGATGAAGACCTTGAAGATGAAGACATGGAAGGTGAAGATTCAGATGGTGGTGAAGAGTATGAAGATAATTACGAAGATGGTTCTTCAGACGAAGACGATTCAGAAGATGATGAAGACAAACTTCCCGAAGCACCCGAGTATGGTGAGGGCAACCAAGACATAGAAGGTGACGAAGACGAAGTAGAAGAAGAAGAGAAGTCTGAGAAAAAAACTACTGGAACTTCTAAAGAAGGTGGTGTTGCAAGTCCCGAAGATTACGATGGTGAAAATGGTGCTAGAGAATCTATCACTGAACACCATGCACATAACAACGAAGAAATGTTCCTTGAAGATAGCCCTGCTTGGAGAGAGCAAATCAATCTAAGAGATACTTTCAAGAACAACGATATGGATATTATTATTGGTCACAACCAAGTGTTATCAGACTGGAAAAAATACTTCAACGAGTATGCTAAGAACAACACTTCAAAAGAATTTGAACACAACATGTCAAAAATCCAGTTCACTGCCAAGAAACTTATTGACAAGAACAAGAAGATTGTTGCTCACATGGTTAAAGAATTCGAAATGAAGCAGACTGCACAAAGAAGTGTTAAAGCTTTCAGTGGTAAAACTGGTAAGTTGGATATGAACAAACTTGCAAAGTACCAAATCGTTGATGATGTTTTCAAGAGAGTTACTTACTTGCCTGATGGACAGAATCACGGTCTGAATGTTTTACTTGACTGGAGTGGTTCAATTTCAAACAGTTGTGCTGAGTTACTGGAACAAGCAATTATCCTTTCAGAGTTCTGCAGAAAAGCAAACATCCCTCACAGAGTTTACCTTTTCTCTGATGCATATCAGAGAGGTGAGTGGAGTTCAATGGGTGACGAAGGTTTCCTAGTTGAATTGTTCTCTAACGAAATGAACAACAAGAAGTACAAAGAAATGATGGTGAATGTTGCAGCTCTATGGATGTGTCACTTCCTAGGAAAACTAGGTTGGAGAGGTAGTGAGAAAACTGCAAAGGCTCACAATACATTCTATGACTGGGACAGTGGTTTTGCAATTGACCACATTGACCAACCTTACTTTTGGTTCGATACCGATATCAGACCAATGCAGTATAGACTTGGTGGTACACCACTTGACCATTGTTTGATTGCCTTGAGAAAAATACTTCCCGAGTTCAACAGTGCTTACGGAGTTGAGAAGTCAATCTTAACAGTTATCACAGATGGATTCTCACATGGAAGTCCTTGGTTGAGAAGAGATAGTGATGAAAAGTATGCTTGGTGTAAAGAGCAAGGTATTGACGCTTGGGACGTTCAGACTGTCGAAGAAATCATTGACCCTTTCTCAAACAAAGTATTTGAATACAGTGGTGCAACAAGCCACAGAGGAAGATATTACAACGCTTCTAATTTCAAGAAGACTCAGAACTTATTGTCATGGTTGTCTAAGACTTGTAACGTCACTGTGACTGGTTACTTTGTTTTAGACAAGAAGAGAGATATGGGTGACCTTATGGGATTCACTTCTTTAAAAGATACATGGTGGGATAACGACAGACAAATCTGGGCTGAGATTAGAAAGAATGGATTGGTTGTTGACTGTCACGGCTACAACAAAATGTTTTTGACTGCAACTTCTTCACTTGGTGTTGATGGTTCAGACGAATTAGATGATGATTTGGTTGATGCCAAAAAGTCAAGAGTGTTGGCTGCTTTCAAAAAGAATCAGAAAGCAAAAACAACTTCAAGGTTTTTAACAAATGAGTTTATAAAGGAGATATCATGAGAGACCCATTAAGAGTAGATGAAGCGTATTACATTAGCCACCAAACTGATTATTCAAAGTTTGCAGATGCAGTTATGGATGTTGGGCCTGCCCCATGCACCTTCCACAATTGTTCGAAGATTAATGAATGTAAAACTGAAGAGAAGGAATGTTTTGCATTTAGGATTTGGGTCAATAAAGGTGAGAACTATCTGACTGAGAAAAACAAGAAGGGTTTAATTAAGTGTGTTGAGAAGATGGGAACTAGATTCGAGTCGCTGAAATAGCCTTGACAGTGCCATCGGCTTTTTGATATACTATAAAAGATGAGAAAAGAATTGAAAAACGGAGAGACTATGATAAATTCAATTGATATAAACGGTAAGAAATTCTCTTACACACCCGACAGGGCGGAGTTTTTGGGAGAACTCGTTTCTAAATTCCCTAACCAAACGTCCTTTGGAAGGAAGGAAATCAAAGATGCATTTGATGGATACTTCCCTTCATGGATAAAATCCTCGAAGTATAACTTCAAAGAAGCTCAAGAGACTGGGCCTTTGTTGTACAATCTTCAGGCTGTAATTACTGGATACAATGGTGGGTACTCTGAGTCAGCACCCCAACCTGCTCCAGCACCAGTCGTTGCAATTACTCCACCGAGTAATATGCCAGTGGCTGCACAAACAGAGTCAGTTAATCTACTCGATGATGAAGTTAAAATCATTCCCGAGAAGATGTCTAACTATGTTCCTTTTGGACATTTCAGAGATGTCAAAAATATTATTAAATCCAAAATCTTCTTTCCAGTATTCGTTACTGGTCTGAGTGGTAATGGTAAAACTCTTATGATTGAACAAACTTGTGCTCAATTGAAGAGAGAACTTTACAGAGTCAACATCACCATCGAAACCGATGAAGATGATTTGATGGGTGGCCACACTCTTGTTAATGGTAACGTTGTCTTCAGAGAAGGCCCTGTTATCAAAGCAATGAGAAAAGGTGCTGTCCTTCTTCTTGACGAAGTTGACTTGGGTTCAAACAAGTTGATGTGTCTACAATCAGTTCTTGAAGGTAAAGGATACCTAATCAAGAAAACTGGTGAGTGGGTTTCACCTAAAGATGGTTTCACAATCCTTGCAACTGCAAACACGAAAGGTCAAGGGTCAGACGATGGTAAATTCATCGGGACTCAAATCATGAATGAAGCAATGTTGGAAAGATTTGCAATCACGATGCAACAAGAATACCCACCAGTGAAAACTGAGAAGTCAATCCTTGCAAAAGAAATGGAATTGACTGGTGCCGTTGATGAAGACTTCGTTGAGAAGCTTGTCGACTGGGCTGACATAATCAGAAAGACATACTACGAAGGTGGTATCGATGATGTTGTCACGACTAGAAGGTTGGTTCACATTGTCAATGCATTCAGAATGTTCAATGACAAGTTGAAGTCAATCACAATGTGTATTTCAAGATTTGATGAAGAGACTAGGAGTTCAATCCTTGACCTCTACTCCAAGATTGATGCTGGAGTTGACTTGAATGCTGAAGCTGAAGAAACTTCAGAAAACCCTGTTGACGAAACAGGGTACTAGGAGTATACTAGTAACATGTCAGTAAAAATAAACTACAAATACAATGAGAAGGAACTCCTATCGGAGTTCTCTTCCTACATTGATAAGACATACGGTGAACACTATTCCAAAGATAGATTTCAGGCAACTGAGTTTATCATGGATGGTGGCCACGGTGAAGGATTTTGTATCGGTAACGTGATGAAATATGCACAACGATACGGCAAGAAGGATGGATATAATCGTGCCGACCTTCTCAAGGTTATCCATTACGGATTCCTTGCATTGTACAACCACGATACCTATAAGGAGACTAACTAGTGATGAAAATTAGTAATGATACGAAGGATGTTCTAAAGAACTTCTCTACAATCAACTCGGGCATTCGAGTCAAAACAGGCAATAAACTGGAAACTATTTCCAATATGAAAAACATTCTTGCAGTTGCAACTGTGGCTGAGGACTTTCCTCAAGACTTCAGTATATACAACTTGCCAGAGTTCTTAGGTGCAACGTCTTTAATGGACGACCCCGACTTCCAATTCAATGATTCATCATTGTCTGTGGCAGATAACAATTCCTCATTGTCATATTTCTATGCAGCTGAAGGAATGGTAACTGCACCCGAAAAAATGATAACCATGCCAGAGGCAGAGATTACTTTCAAAGTAACGTCAACTCTATTGACCGACCTTAAGAAAGCTGCAGCTGTCCTAGGTGTTAATGATTTGATTCTCAAATCAGATGGTATCACAGTGACATTGATTGTCACAGATAAGAAGAGTCCTACTTCAAATACATTCTCAAGAATCGTAGAAGCTGAAGCAGATGGAACTTCTTATGAAATGAATTTCAAGATGGAAAATCTTAAGATTCTAGATGGTAACTATGATGTTCAAGTATCATCAAAAGGTATATCTCATTTCAATAATGCAGATGTAGACTTAGAGTATTTTATTGCACTGGAGCCAGATAGCAAATACAATGTATAACCTATATAATAGTAGTGTGAATATTGTGCCAGTCTCTGCAATATACGCGGGAGTAGTCCTCACTCATCATTGGGTGGACTGCACTGCAAACTCGGTGGGGGGTTTGTTCTTATGAATGAGTTTCTCTATGTAGAAAAGTATCGTCCACAAACAATTGAAGAGACGATACTGCCAAAGGAACTTAAAGATACCTTTAAGGAATTTGTCAAGAATGGAGAAGTACCTAATCTATTATTGTGTGGGTCAGCAGGTGTCGGTAAAACGACAGTTGCAAAAGCATTGTGTAACGAACTCGGTGCAGACTTTATAGTAATCAATGGTTCCGATGAAGGACGTTTGATTGACACACTCAGAACAAAGATTAAGAACTTTGCATCTTCGGTTTCATTATCGGGTGGTGCAAAGGTCGTAATCCTAGACGAAGCAGATTACATTTCTGCAGACTCAGTTCAACCAGCTTTGAGAAACTTTATAGAAGAGTTCTCGTCCAACTGTAGATTTATCTTTACATGTAATTACAAGAATAGGATTATTCCACCATTACATTCTAGAACTACAGTTATCGATTTTGGTATTACACCAAAACTAAAACCACAACTTGCACAGCAGATGTTGGATAGATGTATACGAATATGTGTACAAGAAAACATTGAGGCCGATGAAAGAGTTCTTGCAGAACTCATCATGAAATTCTTCCCCGATTTTCGAAGAGTCCTCAATGAGATTCAACGATACGGTGCAAGTGGTGTTATTGATAGTGGGTTAATTTCAACTCTCTCCGAAGAGAAGTTAACCCCCTTGATTAATAACATCAAAGAAAAGAATTGGTCAGCCATGAGAAAATGGGTTGGTACTAATTCAGATAATGACTTTAATACATTATTCAGAAAAGTTTTCAATGCGTTAGAATTACAATTGGAGCCCCAATCAATTCCAGCGTGTGTGTTAATTATTGCAGACTATCAATACAAGTCTGCATTTGCAATGGATTCAGAGATAAACTTTGTTGCTTGTCTAACTGAAATCATGGGAGAATGTAAGTTCAAATGACAGAACATAACGAGAGAGTAGAACGACAAAGACTATTACTAGAAGCTGAAGAATGGGCTAGTGGTGTTAAATCCATCCATGCACATTCATTCACTTCAATGTGGTACGACACTAGACGTAATGATGGTTCAGTACTGGACGTTGAATACAACAACGGTGTCGTACAAAGAACAATAAAGTCAAGCGGTGAGATTATTTACTTTGGTGAAGCTCTTACTGGTCAAGCACTACTCGACTCTTACATAAGAAACACTTAAAGTGTCGAAACGTAATCCATTCGATTTTGTTAAATCGGTCTCTTCCGATAAAACTGATATCATGGTTGATGATATCGAAGAGAAAGCATATCAACCATTCCTCATAAACAAATCTTTGTCTTACCACCAAGATTCTGTTTTCTTTACTAACGAAATGAATTGTCGCCACGGTCTAGACAACCGTCTTCAGTATGTGTTTTTCCTAAATACTTTACGAAAACGACAAAGATTTTCTAAGTGGTCTAAACCATATGTTAGTAAAAAACTCGATGTCGTAAAAGAATATTATCAGATGTCAACAAGAGAAGCAAAAGAATTGTATACTCTCTTATCTGATAAAGAATTACGTGAGTTGAAGAACAGAATGAATACTGGTGGTAATAACAATGGATGATGCACAAGAAAAAATAGTTTCAGAATTAGTCGAAGTAACCTTCCCCGAGAAAGATGATTTCCTAAAGATAAGGGAAACACTATCACGCATAGGTGTTGCGTCTAGAAGAGAACAGGAACTATTCCAATCTTGTCATATCTTACACAAGCGTGGTCATTACTACATCACTCACTTCAAAGAGTTATTCAAACTCGATGGTAAACCTACAAACATAGATGAGTCTGATATTGGTAGAAGAAATACTATCTGTAAGCTTCTAGAACAATGGAAACTCGTTACTTTGGTTGACCCTTCTAAGATAGTAGAACCATCTGCACCCCTGTCCCAAATCAAAATTATTCCATACAAAGAGAAATCTAACTGGAAATTGACCACAAAATACTCTATTGGTGGGTCTAAATAGATAAATACCTCTGTTAATAACTAACGGAGAAAACATATGTGGGATTTTATAAGTAGTATTTGGGCATTCATGTCAGCAATACCAGCGATTATTTCTATATGTTCAGTCATTGTAATGATGACGGACACACCAAAAGACGATGCTATTTGGGCGAAGTGCTATAAATACATAGAAGTCTGTGCTCTAGCAATAGGTAAAGCAAAAGACAAGAACCCATTACTTGATAAGTAATTTAATTTAGGAGAACATTATGGACGGAATAGTAATAGTAGCAATACTAGCTGTTGCATTCGTGTTTTTCGTTGTCAAAGGTAAGAAGAAAAAATCTTCAGTATCTAAGAAGACTACACCATCTAAGCCAAAGGCACCAACGGTTTCAGAGTTAAAAAAATTAACTAAGAATCAATTGGTAGAACTTGCAGAAAAGAAAAACCTTAAGGTTAAAAAATCTGGCGCAAAGGCTGCAGTCATCAACGAAATTCGTGAACAATTGAAATAACTCTTTACGATGTCTTAAGAAGAGACTCGAAAGAGTCTCTTTTTTTTGGCGTATAAGAAACCTAAAAGAATAAATAATTGCATGAATGATATATTTGTTTTGATAGGTGAAGTGGGAGCCCCGATTGCAGGGAGCCTTGTGATGGGATTTTTTATCTTCATAGTCATCAAACAAATTTTAGAAGGCGTAGTTGACGACATTAAGACGTTAACAATGTTTTGCAACTCACTGGAGAACCGTGCAAGAACCATGTCAAATGAAATGATTAAGATTGACATGTTAGTTTCCGCTGCATTGGAACTCCGTCCCGATATAGAACGTGTAGCACGTGCAGAAAATTTTATTGAAGATGGAAAACTAGATGTGAGACGTGATTAATGATAAATGAAATAGTAATGGTTGAATACAAATTCACTAGGGACTTTGTTCTTATGTGTTCATTAGGTCTCAACGTAGGATTTCTGTTAGGGTTATTGTTCATCTAATGGAAAGTATTGTAGCAGTAATAAGTGATTATGGTTTTCCAATTGTCATGGCAGTTGGTTTAGGTTACTTCATCTATTATATTTGGTGGTTTGTAGGCGAGAAGCTAGAACCCGAGATTGAAAAACAACACTTTGCGTTAATCAAAGTCATCGACCAAGTAAGAATGTTAGACCAAGATTTGATTCGTCTCCAACAAAAGGTAGACGTAGTTCTCGAATATAAAGAGAACGCTAAGAAAGAGGCAGCTAAAAATGAGAATAGTAAGTAGTATAATTTTAATGATGATGTGTATGTCTGCAAATGCAGATGAAATTGTATTTGGATTTAAGAGTCCTAGTTTTAATGGGATAGGACAATCAGCTCATTATCTTACCATTGAAAATCAAGAAAAGTCAAGACGTGACAAGATAAGACAAGACATTGAAGATGCAATTGCAAAGGCAGATAGAGAAGCACAGAATACAACTCTTGCAAAATTTTTAAGAAATGTTGAGAGCAGAATTTACGCTCAACTTGCAAAACAATTAGTAGAGAATATGTTCTCTAACGGTGAGGCTGCAATGTATGGAGTCTTCACTATCGAAGGTAATACGGTTACATATGAACAGTTGGTTGGAGAAGATGGTGTGTCATTTATCAGATTGACTATTGTGTCAAGTGATGGAACGACAACAACATTGGATATACCAATAGGCACTGGGAGCTTTTAAGTGAAGAATTTATGGATGGTGGGACTACTGGTCTTGCTCATCAGCGGGTGTGCTGCTATACCAAGCATGACGGATTCCTGTACATCATTGGTTATGGAACGAGTAGGTGAATGTGTCGAAATGGCAGAAGTAGTAAATATACCTACGTATCAAGAACTTGCAGACTTACCACCTGCTGACAATATGCCAGTAGTTGCAGTGTATGGGTTCTTAGATAAGACAGGACAAAGGAAGAGAATGGATAACATCGCATCATTCTCTACTGCAGTCACACAAGGTGCAGAATCATTTTTAATTGATGCACTTAAGACTGCTGGAAAAGGTAAATGGTTTAGAGTAGTGGAACGTACAAGTTTAGACGCACTTGTAAGAGAGAGACAAATCATTCGTTCTACTAGAGAAGACTTTGCAAGACAGGAAGGTAATGAGGATGCTCCAACAGGCATTCAACCTCTCTTGTTTGCTGGTATCCTACTTGACGGTGGGATAATTGGTTATGATACAAACATTGAAAGTGGTGGACGAGGCGCAAGATACTTAGGTATTGGTTCAAGTGTTTCCTATCGTAGAGATGTTGTCACAGTATCGTTGAGGGGAATATCAACTTTAACTGGTGAAATTTTACTCAATGTACAGACTACAAAGACGATTTTAAGTACAGGTGGTGGTTATGATGTATTCCGCTTCGTGGATATGGATACGAAGTTAGTGGAAATGGAAGACGGTATAGCAGCGAATGAAGGAGTTACGAAAGCAACTCGTTCTGCAATTGAGCTTGCTGTCTTAGAACTAATATACCAAGGACACGATAGAGGTTTTTGGGTAATTAAAGATGGACATCGTCATCCTCATGGAACACATGGGAGAAACGAATTACATCAAATAGAGGATAAACAAAATGAAGAATAAATTATTCATTACATTATGTTTAACATTAGGGTTTTCTACTACAGCATTTGCTGGAGCAGACGACAATGAAATATGGTTGAATCAAAGCGGTACTGGTTTAGTATTAGATTTTACACAGAAAGGTTATGGAAACAAAGTTGGTCTAGATGATTTCTCGGGAACATCTGCTGATATGGTTTTAACTGGTGCATCTAATACGTTTACACTTGTCCAATTTGGAGACAATAACAAACTATACGGGCCTATGATTGCTGACTCAGCAACTATAAACCTTACCTTCACTGGTGATTCAAATGTCATGGACTGGAACGTAGGATATGTTGGTAGTGCAGATAACTTAAATATGTTAGGAACTGTTACAGGTGATTCAAACACATTCGATATTGATGTCGGATATGATGCATCTGCAGAATATCTTAACTGGGATTTAGCACTTACTGGTGACTCAAACGTATTCACTACTAAGATAGATAGTGACAATGCTGTTTGGAATTGGACTGTTACAGGTTCATCGAATGACATTAACACCAATCAATCAGATGCAACCGATAATAAAATCACAGCAATCTTAACTGGTTCAAGTAATGATATAGACATCATTCAGAAATCGGGTTCAGATGCTGGTTGTCCAACTGGTCAATCATGTAGTGGTATTATCGATGTAACTTTCGTGACTTCTAATGCAGATATTGACATCGTTCAGCAAGACTCTAACGATTAATCTTTTACTTATTGGTTCACTTCAAGGTGAACCAATAGGTGAGATTACAGAACAAACAGGATACGCTGGGTTGCAGAGGGACGGTGAGAACACCGTCATCTCAGCGTCATATCTACCCGAAGTGCTAATGTATGATACAGCACAAACACAAAATGGGAGAATGAAAATTCAGTTCCTTGGAGACGAGGAATTGGATTTAACAGAACACTCCAAGGTTTGGATAGACGAGGTTTACTATGACCCCGACCCATCCAAGTCCAAGATGGCCATAAGAATGGCACAAGGCACCGCTCGATTTGCTTCGGGTTTTGGTGGTAAAATAAACAAAGCGAACATAAATATAACTACACCTACTGCACAGATAACAGTTAGAGGCACAGATTTCACAACTAGTATTGATGAAATCGGAAGGTCATTGATAATTCTGCTCCCCGATAAATGGGGTGGGCCCTCGGGAGAAATTGTAGTAAGTAATGCTGGTGGTTCGGTGACTATGAATGAAGCATATCAGACAACGATGGTTTCGACTTATGATGATTCACCTACAAAACCAGTTGTAGTAAATGGGATTACACCCAGTCTAATTGACAACTACTTCATTGTGTCCCCACCCGAAGAGGTGCAAGACCAAGTTGCAGAAGAAAGTAGTTCAGAGAATGATAGTAGTAACATTCTTGATGTAGACTTCCTAGAGTTTAACGACTTAGAGGAAGATTACTTCGAAGATGATGAACTAGAATATACAGAACTCGATAGAGACTTATTAGATATCGATTTCTTGCAAGATTTACTAGACGTTGTCTTAGAGATTGACCGTAAGGTTGGTATCGATAGAGAACGTGCAGCTTTTGGGTCGGTTCGAATAGAAGGAACGACCTCGGGGTTTGACAAAGACACTCAATACAATACAATTGTAGATAAGGGTCTTGGTCAAATATGGTTCTACAGGGAAGTGAATGGAATTATTTCAATCAAGATTCCCATGTTTGCACAAGCAAGTATTAGAACCGTAACAGACGAAAAAGAGTCATCAATAAGGGTGGGTGATGGTTCGTCTTTAAATATTACCATCACGCAAACAAACTAGGAGAATCTATGAACCTATTAGAAAAATTCCGAGACTGGCATGAAACTCAATTATTTGGATTTCAGAAGGCTCTGCAATTGGATGACTACCACATGTTGTGGATAGCATTTGCAGAGGGAGTTATCTTATGTTTATTATTTCAATGGTTATTCTAATAAGAGAATTTGAAGAATTATGAAAAAATTTTTATTATTAACTTTATTGATAAGCTTGCCGACATGGGCAGACGAAAATCATGTCCATGTTGAGCAGGTTGCAAGTGGAGATGTAGACCTTAACATAACACAAAAAGGTTATGATAATGAAATTAAGTTTACATTTGCACATAGTGGAAACACATTCAATCTATTGCAAAC